CAGCCGGCGTGGCGGGTCCACCTGGCGCCAGCTCCCGCTGGCCATGGCGTCCGCCACCGTCGACCACGACGGCAGCGCGATGCCCGTCGCCCATTGAAAGATCAGCCGGGCGCAGCCCCAGCAGTCCCACCCCCTCAGATCGCGGCCGCGATGCTTGTAGGGCGTGCCGATGAACCGGTCGAAGCGCATCACAGGAACCACGGCTTGAATCCCGCAGGCGTCACCCGGACTTTCGGATAGGGCTCCTCGTCATCCGAGCCGCGCAGCAGATCGCCTTCCGCGATCAGCGCGCTGAGCCCCACGTTGCGCAGCCGGTAGCCGGGAAAATCCAGCTGCACCGCATCGGCATCGGACGCCAGCACCGCCTGGAACCGCACTTCGGCCGGGCCCTGCATTGCCTTGAGCGCGAAGCCGATTTCACGCGAAGCATTGGGCATGGCCAGGCGCGCCCGCCCCGAGGTGCCGGGAATGGTGAGGGCGAAATCGCATTTCTCGAAGGTCTCGCCATTGGACGCGATGTCCTGGTTGTTCTTGACCCATCGGATCGGCCCGGCCCAATCGGCGTGATCGATGGTGAGCAGCCACAGCCAAAACTCCTTGGATGAGCGCGCCATGATCAGGCGCAGCGCCGCCGGCGAGAACGCCATGGATCAGGCCGGATGCCGGTAGAGCTGCAGGGTGACGATGGTGCGCTTGCCGCGCGCCGGCGCCGTGCGCGGCCGCGACTGCGGCACGAGCTGAAAGCTTTGCGTGGTGCCCAGGATGGGATCGGTCCAGTCATAGGGCAGGACGCCGCCGGCGAGCCCGGTCGCCGAATCGTGAAACCACGTCCAGAAATCCGCCACTTGCGCCTCGCTCATGCGGAAGGAATAGGTGGGGAACTGACCCTGCCCGGTATAGCGCCGGCGTACCTGGCCGATGCCGACGTCGGCCGGCGCGGCCACGATATTGGTTTCCTCTTCCGCGCCGGAGCCGGCGATGATCGGGCGCTGCGGCAGCGCTGCGGGCCAGGTCGGCATCAGCGCAGCTTCAGCCGCTTGGGCGTTTCGTAATTGACGCCCATCATGTCGGGCATGATCTCGCCCACCCGGCGGTCGATGCGCCGGTCGATCGCCACCATCAAATCGAGCGTGCCATCGCCATTGTCGCGCTGGCGTGTCTCGACCTGGGCATCGCCGGCCATGCTGTTGTTGATGGTGATACTGACCCGAGGCCCGCCGCCGGACCCCGCCCCGGCATTGGCCAGGATGACGCCCAGATCGCCATTGCGGTTGCGCCGCAACGGCAGCACCCCTTCCGGCCCGTCTTCGCCCATCAGCCCCGCGCCGCGCGCCATGGGAAAGACGGTCGGCGCATCGACCGTGAATCCGCGCCGGAAGCCCATGCCCTTGGCATAATAGCCATGTGGCCGCGTCATCGGACCCAAGCCGCTGAGGCCGGCCATGCCGGTCAGGAATGAGAAGAACGATCCGCCGCCGCCAGACCCGCCAAGACCGCCCAGCGCCTTGCTCAGCCCCGAGGCGAATTCATTGCTGAAGCCCGCCCCGATCTGGCCCGTGGCTTCCGCCGTGGCCTTGAGATTGCCGGCAAGATCGCCGGTCGCCGCAACGATGGTGTCGCCATGTTCCGTCAACGCCTGCTTGGCCGCCGCGATGCGCTTGCCGATCGAGGCCTCGAGATCGGCCGGCGCTTCGAAATCGCGTCCGAAGGCGCGCGTGGCGCTGGCCACATCGCCGGCGCCAAGCACGCTGCCATAGCGCGAATTGCCCTGCATTTCCTTCCAGGCGAATTCCAGCTGCTGTTGCACCGAGGGGGCGCCGCTGCCGGCGAAATCGAACAGCCCTTGCCGGCGCGGGCCATTGTGCTGGAACAGCCCATAGGCATTGCCGCTGTCGCCATAGACCGAGGGATTGAAGCCGCTTTCGCCCGCGATGTTGCCCATGATCCCGGCGATCTGATGCGCCGGCAGGCCCTTGCCGGCAAAGAAGCTCCAGATCTGGCTTTGCACCGAGCCGCCACCGCCGGTCTTGGCCAGCAAACCGGACACCGCCGTGGCGGCATTGCTGATCGTCGTGGGCTGCGCCGCCGGCGCCGCGCCAAGTCCCGCCGCGAAATTCGGCGCGACGCCCAGGCCGGTGGCCAGAAAGAACGCCTGCTTGGCATAATGCACGGCCAGCTTCGCCGCGATATCGCGCGCCTTCATTTCGAGATCGTCGAGCGACAGCTTGCCGGTCTTGACAAAATCGGTCAGCGCGTCCTCGGCGCTTTCCCAGATGCTGACGAAGCTTTCTTCCATGATCGCCGCGTCATCCAAGGCTTCGGCCCGCGAGCGCGCCAGGGCGCGCTCGATGCCGGCCATCGCGTCGGTGCGCGCGTCATAGGCTTCCTTGCGCGCTTCGATCGCGGCTTCCCGCGCCGCTTGCGCCGCCTTGCGCTGTTCCTCGGCCGCCTTGCGCAGCGGCTCGCCAGCCTGCTCAACAGCGCGGTTGTAGGTGTCCTGATCAATCTCGCCGATCGCAAGCAGCCCGTTGAGATGCTCGATTTCGGCGGCGTATTTTTCCGCCTCGGTCCGCGTGGCCGCGAAGACCGCCGCGGCATCCTTGACCACATTGGCATAGGCTTGCGCCTCGAGTTTGGCCGCGAGTTGGGCCGCTTTCTCACTTTCATCTGTTTCGAAGGAGGAACCCGCCACTCGGGACTCTGCCTTGGCTTCAAGCTTTTTGGCCAGCGCGTCAGCTTCACGAGCAGCAATTTCCGCTTCGATGTCAGCCAAGCGTTTTTCAGTCTCCGCAATCAGCGGACCGCGGTCGCTCAAGAATTCCGGCAGGATTTGCCACTCATTTTTAAGCTCCTCGATTTGTTGACGGAGCGCTTCCGCGCTCGTCCTCAGACCGTCCAAGCTGCGGTTATCGAGCTCGCGGAAGCTATCGACCAGCTCTCCCGCCCATTTGGCGGCGGCCGCCAGTGTTTCAACAAAAGCCACAATGACCGGCGCCAAATCGACCAGCGCGCCGGTTAGCTGCGCATCGATCACCTGCGCCAGCGCGTCCAGTTCATCCTTGGCATCGGCGCCTTTCTTGACCAATTCCGCATCGATGACCGCGCCCATGTCGCGGGCTTTCTGGATGGCCCGGTCGAGCGCGTCCGAGCCGCTTTGCAGAATGGTGACAACGCCGGCAAAGCCACGGCCGAAGATGTCTTGTGACAGAGACAGCCGGGTCTGCTGATCGGCCACGGCGGCGAAGCCATCCGCCAGCCCGGGCAAGGCCTCTTCCACCGTCTTGAGCCGCCCGCCGGCATCGGTCACGGAAAATCCCAGCGTCTCGAAGGCTTTTGCCGCCGCCTTGTTTTCACCGCGCGCCACATCGCCCAAGACGAGCGACAGCTTCTGCAGCGCGCCGTCGACCGTGCCAATATCGACGCCCAGCTGGGTCGCCGCGAAGCGCAGCGCCTGCAGGCCCTCGGTGCCAACCCCGATGCGATCGGCGGAATCCTGCAGCTGATCGAGCTTGTCGACCGCCTGCTTGGTCGCGTCGAACAGCGCCTTGGCGCCGAGAGTCATCGCCGCGAACCCCGCCGCGGCAGCTAAACCGCCAGGCCCGAAGGCCGCGAGCACCCGTCCGCCGGCGCCGGCCTGCGCCGCCCACGAACTTATGCCTTGCCGCGCCTCGCGCGCGGCGGCGCTAACCAAAAGCAGCGATCGCGACGCCGGCGCGCCGGCGCTCTCGATGCGCTTCAGCGCGCGCTGGCCTTCCTCGCCGAGCGACAGCAGGCCGCGCTTGACGATTTCGCCGTCCTTGAAGGACATGCGGATGTTGACATTGCGCTCAACCATTATTCACCGACCTTGTCATCTTGCCGGTCTTCCTTTTCCCGCAACGCCGCGATGCCCTCGCGCATGCCCGCTTCCGCCGCCGGCAGCAGCGCCAGCACGATATCGCGATCGAGCGCCAGCGCGTCGGCGGCGGCGAAGATCGCCAGGAGGTCGAAGCCCACCACGCCGCCAAGCCCCGCCATGCGCAATTGCCCCTGGCAGGCCTGGAGCAGATGCCAGAACAGCGCGCCTTCGTCCGTCGACGGAGCGAATGCGCGATAGGGACAGGGCTTGCCATCCTCCGGCCGCGCGCCGCCCTTGGAACATTCGACGCCGTCGTCTAGGCACTCGGCGCAGTGCTGGCGTCCGCCCTCGAACTCCCATCGGCAGAGTTCATGGAGTCTTTTTTTTCGAAGAGGCGCGCCTTGAACGGCGCGGTGTATTGACCGACGAAGGCTTCGGCCATGTCCGGCGCGGTCAGGAGCTCATCGATCGCGGCTTCGCCGACCGGCGCCGGCGTGACCTTGTCGGCAAGGTACATGCCGTCCCATTCGAAGATCGCGGTGCGGCCCAAGGCGCGGGTAAAGATGAAATTGGCGTAGCCTTGCCGGCCCTCTTGCGTGGTCAGATCCGGCAGGCCTTCGATCAGGCCGCCATGCTCCTCGATATTGCCCTTGGCGTCGAAGAGCTTGGCAATCTCGCGCGCCGCCGCGGCTTCCGCCATCTGATAGATCGCCGTATTGATCGGCTTGACATGGACTTTCACGCCGTGCGGCAGGTCGATCCACCGCGCCCCCATGGGCATGCCCAGACAATAGGCCATGGCTCAGCTGTAGGTCGCGACGTCGTTGACCAGGGTGACTTCGAGCAGCGGCACCGTGGGCGACACCACCGAGGCGCGCCACGGCAGGCTCTTCATGATACCGCCCACGGCGATCTCGGGATGGCTCCAGCCCACGAACACCTTGCCGAATTCGAAATCGAGCTTGAAAGCGGCATCCTCCGGCGTCGTATAGCGCATGACCAGGGCGAAGGAATCCTCGTCCACCATGGCGTGGTTCCACATCACCGCCGATGACGTCAGGCGCAGATCCATGGTGCCCTCCGCCGTGCGCTCGGTCTCGTCCGCCCCCTCGATCAGGCCATCGCCGCGGCCGACACTTTCGACTTTTTCCAATCCGTTGCTGAAATTCAGCGCGCCGCCGACCAGCTGGCCCAGGGCCGCGCCGTCCTTGTTCACCAGAAGCGCCTTGTTGAAAAACTTGCCCTCGGCATAATTGGCGACGGGCGTTCCCGACGACGACGACGTCGATCGCGCCACGTTCTGGGCAATGGCATTGATGGTCATCTTGGCCGGCCCCTTGCGGGCCCAGGGCAGGCTGAAGCCGGCCAGCTTGACCCCGGTGCGCAGATAGTAGTTGGCCGTGGTCAGCCTGATATGGCCCTCCTCATAGGTGCGCGACGGCAGCTCGCCGCCCGAGGAGAACACATGGGTGAAGGGACCGGCCCCCGTGGTCACCGGCGCCCCGAACAGGCCGAACAGCCAATAGCCGATCTCGCGCACCCGCATATGCACGTCGAACACCGGATCGACATCGAGCGGATCGAAATAGGGTTCCTGCGCGTCCGGCCCGCGCCCCAGCTCGGCCTCGTAGCCGATCGGCTTGCTGCCGCCGCCGGCCAGGCGCGTGGCCAGCAGGATGCGGTAATTGGGCGTGGCCGCCGTGCCATAGGTGGTTTCGGTCTTGCTCGTCAGCCTGATATCGGCGCCTTGCGCCCGCACTTTCGCCATAGCGATCTCCCTTCGATCAGCCGAGCCGCTGCTCGGAATTCCATGTCATCACGACGACGATCTGCGCCCCGGCGATGGCGTCCTGGCCCTCGAAGCCGAAGACATCTTCCGGCGCTTCCTCGATCTCCATCTCGTCCACGACGCCGCCCAGATCGTCATTGGCGCGCAGCGCCAGGTCGACGAACTCCATCAGCAGGTCGAGCGCATCCTGCCTGGGCAGGCCGTTCTGGTCGCGCGCGTAGATCTCGATGCCGGCGCGCAGGCTCAATTCATAGACCGGCCGTCCCCGGCCGAATTCCACCGGCTCGGCCCGGAAGCTCAGCTCGCGGATGATGATAGCGCTGACATCCGGCACCAGCTTGGCGTCATCCGGCGGCTTGACCTCGACCCGCGGGATCTCCGCCCAGGCCATCGACACCGCCAGCCGATTGCTCGCCTGCTCGGCCAGGTCCTTCAGGGCGGCGAGAGCCAATGTCTTGCGCGACTGCGTCATGGCGCCAGCCTCTGCCACTGTCTGAGAAATTCCGCCGGCAATTCATCCGCCATCTGATTTTCCACCCGCGCGATATCGAAGCGCTTGGGCAGGCGCACCTGCTTGACCAAGATGAACATGACCACGGTCGTCACATGCCCCTTGGCGATCTTGCCCTTGGCGGCGCCGCGGGCCCGGCCGGCCTTGGTCAGCGCCGCATCATCCATGACGAGCAGCGCCGGACGCCGGCCATTGGGGGGCACAAACCGCAATTTGATCCCCATGGCTTGCTCGATCAGCTCCGGCGTCGATCGCTTGCGCCTAGCCTGATCGCCGCCCACCGCCGCCATGATCGAGCGCGGCACGGCGTCGGTCGGGATGGCCAGCCAGCCGCCACCGGCGGCGCTGATCTCGACCCCGCGGTTGAAGGCATCGACGATCACCGGCGCCTTGGTCCACACCAGCGCCGCCGCGTTGAGCGACGCGCCGCGCTTGG